TAGTCCTGATGATGACCCAGAGTTGCAACAAATGTTGTTGGCAATTATGGCACTTGATGGAAATAGTGTTATTACTAAATTTGAAAGTGGTGAACGTAGTAAGTTGATATAAAAATATGAAGCTCTAAGAATGAAAAATTTAGAGAGTGCTAAACCTTCTAAGGTTGAAACACTACAACATATTGATGTAGCTCCTCGTCCTTTTTTAGGTAGAGACCTTACACGTGAACCTCAACTTTCAGATCCAAAAGTTAAAGGATTTACTTACTGTGGACCTTCAAACAAGCGTTTTTACGCCCCAGTTGAACCCACTGAACGTACTGATATTGTTGTGTATAAAGATCTTATGGATCAATGTGCGCAAGAATTTCCTTTATCACATTGTGCCCCTCATATCGAAGAACTTAATATGGTGCGCTTCACAGAAGCCATAAAACCTAATAAGTTTAAATACACTCCGTGGCAAAAATCTTGGGATGATTATCTCAAGTTAGCCTTTCGGAATGTTGAACCAACAAGGTGTTTATCTTTTGATGAAGCCTTGCAAACATTTACTGATGATGGTTTGCTCGAAAAGAGTGCTGGGTATCCTTTTAATGAAAGGTGTGTGTGTGGGCAACCTCATAAATATAAAGGTGGAGTTATTTCTTGCCCTTCGGCTGTTGAATGTTTGAGAAAATGTTTTAATGAGGTTTCCGAAGGAAAAAATCCTGATTTCCCTCTGGTTCTCGATACTTTTTGTAAAGATGAACGTCAGAAGAAAGCGAAAGTTGATGAAGATAGAACTCGTTTAGTTAATACTAATACAATGTTGTCTGAACTACTTTTGCGTGCTGAATTTTACGTTGGTATACGTAATATGAGTAAGCAAGCTGAACACATACCAATTAAAATTGGTATGAATATCCATGATGGTGGTTTACACCGTATGTTTGATCGTGTCGCTGCAAAGTTTTTTACTTTGGAGCTTGATGCTGAAAATTTGGATAGTACAGAGGATGAAGATCTTATGGATCACAGTTTCCGTTCTATGGAGACTGTATTAGGTGCCCCAACTACTGAACAATCTAAGAATCGTCGTGATTTTGGCCGTCAATCTATTTCTGGCCTCAAAGCCTTTAATATTAATGGTAAAATTTTGCGTTTACTTGTAGCTTTTCTTAATTCTTCAGGTCACTTTCTAACAGGTGACATTAACTCTTTTGCGATGTTATTTAATTTATTTGTTATGTATTTTGAGCAACCCCCTTCTTTAAGGCAGGTTGTTGATTATGTTTCTAATTGTGAAATTAATGTATATGGTGATGACGTTTTAGCTGGTTGGGATAAACAGCGAACTGAGGAATACATTGAAAATTCTTCGGCGCGGCTCGGGTTGAGAACTCCTGCTGCGAAAATGCGTGCGCGTCCGCGTACTGTGTCAACAACTGTTGCGCGTCTTGATACTGCAATGGTTTCTGGATCGTCCTTTTTAGGACAAATTGGTGAATTTGTTGAAGGTCACTGGGCTTTTAAACCCAGTCGACCTGCTAAAGTTCTTGTTAATTTTATGCGACCTGTTGGCAACACTACGCTTAGTGGAGCTGGTGAACAAAATGTTGTTTTGTCACTTTTAGCTAATTTTTGCTATGATGATGAGTTAAAAATAGTAGTTAATGGTATAACCTTGTCAGTTTTTGACTTGGTGTATAAACAGTACTGTCAAAAGTACCCAACTATTATATTACCCACGCGACGCGTTTTTAAAGCTGCCAGAAGTGGGGAGGAAAGTGGTGGGTTGTGCACACTTAAACGTGCAGAACCAACCCCCTTTGAGGATAGTGAACGTGAGTTCCCTATTTTTCTCCCCGATCTCACTCCTGTTGTTGACGGTTTGTTAGAATCTGGAAAAGCTCCAGCAACACTGCCTAGTACCCCTGTGGAAAAGCCTGTTGTTTGGTCCACTGTTCCCATAAAAATTATACCTATTACCTCACCCCCTGAACCTTTTTTGGATACTAAATCTAAAGATCCTCCCAAGGATTTTAAAGTTGTGCATCACGCCCGTAGTGCACCTCAGGTTAAGGGTGTTGCACCCACTCAAACTTTCTCAGATGATGCCTTGAGTGCTTTAGAAGCGATTCGAAAAGTACCTAAGGAAAAGCGTCAAGCTTTTATGAAAAATTATATTAGAAGGTTGAAGAAAAAGAAAGCCGTCCAGGACAATCCTCGGAATGTTCGTGACGACTCTAATAATGGTGTAAAATGATGGTTTCGACTATCATTTACTTTGTATATATGTAAATTTTGTAAATGGGTAGTGTACAATTACTTTTGTATAGTAGTGTATGTTAATCATAAGTGTACAACTTATGAAAAACTTGTTATCTATATTCTTATGCCGCCAAAGAAAAAGAAGAGTACAAAGAAAGTTACTATTGGTTCAAAAACTCAAAAGGGAACTACACGACGCAAGAACATGTCAGGAAAAAAGCCTAAGTCTTACGTTACGGGTCCGCGAGGACCCCGACGTACGCGAAGGCAGAAAAATTCTGATAAAGCTTATGTTAATGAAATGCGTTCTGTTACATCAGGTGTTTCTGTTACTTTTAACGGAAAATCTGGTATGAAAAATATGCATATACGTTTTCGCGTAGCACAAATTTTTGCCGATTCTACTGGCCTTTTAGTCCAGTTTAAAGTTAATTCAGGCAATTTATGTTACGCAATTCCCTTTGCGCTCGTTAATGGTTTTTATTTTCCATCTTATATATATAACCTTGCTAGGTTATTTGAAGAGTGGGAGTTACATAAAGCCTCAGTAGAGTATGAACCCCGTGTTAATACTTCATCTACTTGCAGTTTCACAATTGCTGGTATGCATGATCAGGTTTGGTTTGGGTCTCATTCCCAAACTTCGGGAACTTTTCCTCTACCTACTGAAGCTGGTTTAGCTTCTTTATCAGATTGCTGCACTGTTGCTGCTTATCGTCCTTGTAAACTTAATTTACCAATTAATACAAACGAGGGCAAGCATTTATATACTGCTGCACCCTTTATTACGACTCAAATTGCGTATGCTAATGGTTACGATGCTCTCATTCGTGCGAGTACCGGTGCCACTGTAGCTATTTGTGGTGTTGCAGGTAATTCTGCAGCTAGCACTCTGATTGGTGATCTTTATTGTAATTTAACCTTTTCCTTGTACGAGTTCTCCACTGCGATCTCGGCTACTATCTACTTGGGTTCTGCTGAAAGGCAAGCTCGGGAAGAGAAAAACCGGGAACGTTGGGAAGTTCTCGAACCAAGTGACGTGCCATCCTCAACCCTCGCTAAGCCTCCGCTTAGTCGTGAACCTACCTATCACAGCCCAGACTTTAATCGGCCTGGGGCTGGTGATTCTTTAACCACTTTGTGGGGTAGGACTAAATCTCCGGGTTAGCCTGATGGGAGTTTGTGGGTCTCTCAAC